ACAAGGCAACGTGAGTGTGTTTGGACTTAAAGAGTATCAGACCGAGAGCATATCGAATAACCTTGTGATTACATTCGATGCACTTGAAGAAGTGACCACAGTTTCAATATCAATTCAGTAAAGGAGAATAAGATTATGAAATACTACATTATGACTATTGAACAGTACACAGCACAGGGTGCAGAAACAAAGACCGAGCAGGCAAAGGTTGAGAAGAAGAACACCTATGACAGCGCACTTTCGTACTTTTATGGAACACTGAAAACCGTTGCAGATTCAGCCGCACACAACTATCTTGATATCAAGATTGTTCAGTCTGATGGCGGTATCATCAAAAAAGATGTATATGGCGCATATGTTGATGAAGAATGACCGACAAAGCCAAAATCCTACTATGGCTTATCGTATCGTTCATAGTATGGGTAGCATCAATCGTATATTCAAGTAGGTATCCGTTATGACTTGTGAAGATTGCATACATCTACAACCGAATACAGAATACTGCAACGAGTACGATATCGAGGTTGATGTTAAGCCGTATCGGATATGTGCCGCTATGGAAGTGAAAGAAGAAAGCGACACTCCGAAAGAGGACAGTTGGGAGAGCGTGAGCAAATGACACTTGAATTAATAGGCTCAATCATATTTCTTTTATTGCTTATGGCATTTGGCTTAATATCCTTGATTGTGCTATGGGTGGCAAAATGAATACTATCGATAAAATCCTGCTTGGACTTGTTGGATTTCTTACAGGATTTACAATTACAATGATCATCATATTCTGCATCTATCAAGTTACTCCAGATACCTTGATTGAATGTGTTTTTGCCTGCTGTGCATCAGAGGCAGTAATCACTTTCGCCATATGGCGAATAAAGAAGAAATGTGGTATAACTAAAAGCAAAGGAGATAAGAAAAATGAAGAATAGAATTGCAGATAAGTTGACAAGCAGAAAATTCTGGATTTGCGTTGCCGCATTTCTTGGATCTGTTGCTACATCTATATCTGGTATTGTAACTGATAATAAGTATGTAACTACAATTGGTGTTGTTGCAGGCATTTTATCAGCCGCCATATATAGTTTTTGTGAAGCATGGGTAGATAGCAAGGCTGTGGAGAATAAAGATGGTGAGTGATGCATACATTCCTGTATTAAATACAGTAATATCATCTGCCATATCCTTGATAGTGGCTTTTGGCACTTGGCATGTATCTATGAAAAAGGATCGTGAGAAGCAGACAGAAGAAGTGAAAGATATGCTTAATACTCATCGTGAAGAGTATTTATCTGGTATCCACAATGTGCAGGATGATATATTACAGGTACAATCAACTGTACAGAGCCAAGTGGGTGTGATTGAAGTTAAGATCGAGAATCTATCAAAAAGCGTTGATAAGCATAACAGTGTATTGGAGCGAACTTTCCGCATTGAAGAACAGGTAAGATCATTGGATCACAGGCTTGATAATCTGGAGGATAAATAATTGGGATATTCAGCATCACAGGCAAAAGCGTTTATTGATCATATCGCTCCAATTATCAAAGCGGAGGCAGACAGAAGAGGTTATGCCATATGCTCCACAGTAATTGCACAGGCAATCATTGAAGGAGCGGCAGGCACATCGGGCCTTGCAAAAAATTTCCACAATCACTTCGGGATGAAATGCGGCTCTTCTTATAAGGGCAAATCGGTAAACATGAAAACCAAAGAGGAATATGATGGTAATCTTGTTACGATCAAGGATAATTTCCGAGCATATGATTCCGATGAAGAAGGCATTTGCGGCAAGGGCGGCTATTATGATTTTATCTCCACCAAGAGATATGCCAATCTCAAGAATGCGGCTAATTACAAACAGTATGCCGAGTATTTGAAGGCCGATGGATGGGCAACTTCATCCTCATATGTCAATACACTTTGCTCCACAGTAAAAAAATATAATCTGTATGTTTGGGATGATGATGTACGCAAAGAGTATTATCCGCAGTACACAGGCAACAGTGATTCAATTGTGGAGGCTCTGGATAGTTTGGGCATAGATTCATCCAGAGAAAACAGAAAGAATATATACATCCGCAATTTCATGGATGATTACAGATACAGCGCAAAACAGAATACAGCAATGATAATCCTGCTTAAGCAGGGAATACTCATAAAACCATAGGAGGAAACATGGATCATATACCTTTTGTTGTGCATGAGGCTGATATGACAAGAATGGAGCGCACAAATAGAAGAGTGTGGATATTATGCATCATTCTTGTGGTATTGTTATTTGGCACTAATGCAGGATGGCTGTATTATGAAAGCCAATTTGAGATAGTTGAAACATCATCACAGGAAGTACAGCAGGAAATCGATACAGGTGAAGGCGATGCAACTGTGATAGGCATAGGAGATATAAATCATGGCGAGAGTGAGGCAAACAGTACGGACAACAACAACGAGGAGTAGGCAGAGGCAAGTTGGTGGCAATTCTGGTTATCATACCTGCCCTTCATGTGGTGGTACAGGCAGAAAGCGGAATGTTGGCAAAGGCGCAAAAATGAAATGAGAGATTACACAAATAGTGAAGTTGAAGTGCTTATTGATGAATTGATACATTCCGAGCGTGATCGTGCGCTGATGAAAAGAAGGCTTATTGATGGCCTTACTCAAGAGCAATTGGCAGAGGAATTTGATTTATCTGTGCGACAAGTACAGAGATTGATATACAAATTACAGGAGAAAATCCTGCTTTCATAAAACCTCATACCTCATATTTCAAAAAAGGAATGGCCTGCATAATAATGCAGGCTGTTTCTTTTTGTCGCAAAAATGGCATGTTTATGACATTCTGAATCTTTCTTAAATTTCATATCATAATCTTATCAATCAGAGGAGGTTGCGATATGTATAATCCTTATCCACAATATAATCCATATTTTCAGCAAATGCAGGCAATGCAAGCATCTGCGCCTGCTCCTACACTTCCACAGCAACAGATTATACAGGTGAATGGCAAAGCAAGTGTTGATACCATAAGCCTTGCGCCTAATTCAAGCATTCTGGTGATGGATACATCTGCGCCTATTGTGTGGATGTGTGTATCAGATGGAGTGGGGAAGGTAACTGCAACACCATATGATATTGTGGTGCATAAAGAAGAGCCTCCTGTTGATGTAAAGAGCATAGAGCAAAGGATCGCTGTGATCGAAAGCACAATATCGGAAATGGAGGAGAAGATAAATGCCAAATCCAATGTTAGCAGGGTTAAATCAAAATCGGCTCTTGCAGACGATTCAGCAGATTAAAAGCATGGGAAATCCACAGATGATGCTCCAACAGATGCCACAGTATAAGCAGGTGATGGATTATGTGGATCAGAATGGTGGAGATGCCAAATCTGCATTTTATGCGAAAGCAAAAGAGATGGGAATTGATCCCGATCAAATAATACAAGCAATGCGCAATGCTTAATACAAACAGTGTTTCATATGAAACACAGAAAGGAGATTTGCCATGAATGAAGGTACAGGAATCACACCTGTAATGCCCATTGGCGGCAATTACGGAATGGATGGCTTTGGTGGTGGAGGATTCTGGATATTCGCTCTTCTTATCCTTGCGATGATGGGCGGCAATGGCTTTGGATGGGGCAATAATGGCTTTGCCAATGCCATCGGTTATGAGAATCTTGCAACTTCCAATGAAGTACAGCGTGGATTTGATGCGCAGAACAGCCTTGCTAATGAAAGAGAGATTCTTTCTGCAGTAAACGCAGGTACAGCACAGGCAGTTGCGGCAACAAATCAGACCTTCCATGATACTCTTGGCATCATCCAGAACAGGTATGATGAACTCGCAAGAGATATCAGTGGACTTGCGGTAGGACAGGCACAGGCACTTGCAAATCAGAATGCATGTTGCTGTGAAACAAAGCAGTTGATCATGCAGAGCAACTATGATGGCGCAATGCGTGATGCCGCAACTAATGCTAACTTCACTGCACAGATTCAGAGTGTGAAGGATATGATCGCACAGGATAAGATCGAATCTCTGCAGGCACAGGTATCGCAGTTACAGTTAGCGCAGGCAACAGCAGGAATGCTGAAATTCCCTAACACATGGACTTATGGCGCAGGATATTTTCCTCCCATTGGCTGTGCATGTGGATGTAATGTGTAATCCGAGCATATTGAGTATGCCTTTACAATAAGCAGACAGAGGCATATTGCCTCTGTTTTGCTTTAATCGATAAAATATACCATTGAACATTAAAAGGCCCATTTAGGGGCAAATAATGAAAGGAGAGAACTATGTTAGAAGCATATAGCACAAATATAGATGTTGCGGCAAATACTGCCATACCATTTCAGAATGTATCACTCCAGAAGGGATGCACAGCAGAATTATCTGGTACAGGCACAATCAAACTGAATAAATGTGGTGTGTATATGGTGGAATGTGATGCATCCACATCTGCAAGCACTACAATTCAGTTATACAAGGATGGCATTGCACAGCCGCAGGCACAGAGTACAGGTACGGCACTTTCATTTGTAACGCTTGTACAGGTGCTTGAGAATAATTCATGTTGCCCTTGCGCATCACCTGTATCACTGCAGATCATAAATGAAACAGCCACAACATTTACCGATGTAAATGTATGTGTAACAAAACTGATATGAAAAGCATAGGAAGCGGTGACAATGGGGAATTAACATTCCTTGATATAATCTCCATCATAAGTTTCTGTGTGGGATTGCAGAATCTTGATTTGAACATTACAGAGCAGGATATAACTAATCAAACACAGGAACTTGATGCGAGATTAAGGGATGTTGTGGATGATATCCATAACCATTTGTCTGTACAGGATACAAAATTGAATGTGATACTTAACAGATTGGAGGCGATGAGCAATGACCAGAATTAAAGATTTGGCAGATCAGATCAAAGATGAATTATGTTCAGCCAAGGATTATGCCGAGGAATATCTTACATTCAAGGCCAAGGATGAAGGCACATGGGCAACAAGATATAAAGAAATGGCGCAGGAAGAGTTAAAGCATGCAGGATATATCCATGAGCGTGTGGTGGCAGAGATCGAGGAATTGAGAAAAATCTATACTCCGCCACAGGATATGATGGATAAGTGGGATGCAGATCATAAAAAATACATAGAAAAGGCGGCATGGATAAAACAGATGCTTGCAATGTGAGGTGATATGTATGGATATTACAGAGATCACAGATGAAATTGCTAAATTAGAGCAATCAGAAACTAATTGGACTAATATCCAGAAGTTATCATGGCTATATACAGTATATGATCACATGGCAGGTGATAGCGCACATGAGATCAGATATACGCAGGATGCAATGCCAAGATTCGCAGGAGAATTTGGTGAGGCTGTAAGTGGAAAAGATATTGGCGGCCTTATGAATATTTTATCAGAGCATATGAGTGTGATTAAGGTATTGCATCCAAAAGAGTATCAAGCAGTGCTTAACCGCATCGCAGAAATCCCTTGAAATATAGGGATTTCTTTTTTTTTGTAAAAATATATCAAAAAATGTTTAACATACTCCTATAGGAGTGCTATATTTGTATCAGAAGCAAATAACAACACCCACACAGGAGGTACAACATGAACGAGATTAAGAAAGCATTTGAAACATTCAAGAAGGAACTTGCAAAGGAAGTTGGCCTTAAAGGCGGCTTTACGATGAGCAAAAGACAGATCGAGTTAAGAACAGCAACTTATCTGGTAAACACCATAATGAGTTATGATGATGAAGTTAAGAGGTTGGAAGAATTCGATATAAGAGTGCAGGGATATGATACATGGACAGATTCAGAAAAAGCAAAGCATCATGAAGATTCAATTAAACAGATTGAGCATTATGAGGCACAGAAGGCAAGATTTGGAAGCAAAGCAAATGAATTGATCGAAACAGTAAAGATGATCAAATCCAGTAAGGCATTTGCAAAACTTGAAGAAGCAATTGGAAAGATCACGCTTACAACAGAAACCAAAGAAAATTTTTACAATTATATCAGATTCAACTATTAAAGCAGATAGGAGGCAAATATGAAGATTCACGATAACACAGGAATGAAATTAACAGGTGCTTTGGATTGGGCATTAAGAGATTTGATGGAGAGATATCACATCTCCAGAGCAAATGCAAGGAAACTTCTTGCAGAGGCAATTCCAAAAAATTGTGTGTGGGATGAAATCATAAACATGTGTGATTGGCAATTAGGAAAGGAGCAGAGTAATGATCAAGTATGAGGATGATTGTGTGGGATGCCCACAGGGATGCATACATTGTGGTAGAAAGCATACAAGGCATTTTTACTGTGATGAATGTGGTGGGGAGTTTACTCCAGAAGAGTTATATGATATGGATGGTGAGATGTTATGCCAAGAATGCCTGCAGTTAAGGTTTGATACAGTGGCACAGCATCCAAGCAAATGGGAGAAGGATTGATATGTGGATAGTATTTGATGGCAATGAGGATGTTATTGCAAGGTTAGATGATCTGTATGAAGCAGAGATGTTGGCAGAGGCAACAGGTGGCAGGATCGAAATGATGATGTAGAATGTTACATTTTAGGCCGAATATAAATTTCTTCTATATACTATTTATTTTTTCAAACACTTTTTTATATAAAGGGAAAATGTAACATTAATACATAAAAAATATATATAAATATAAAAAAGTATAGAAAAATAGTTGAAATTATATGATTGATGGTATAAGATATTCTATGGAAAGGAGGTATATCAAAATGACATTGCAGGAAAGGATGGTAGAATACAGAGCCAAAGAGCGCATCAGCCAGACCGAACTTGCAGACAGGTGCGGAGTATCATATCAGACAATCAACAGTGTTGAGAATGGTACGCAAGAGCCGAGCAAGGTTACACAGGCAAAGATCGAGTTGATTATTGGTAAGGAGGAATAAAATGAGGTTAAGTGTTAGCAGGATCAAGGCTTTCAAATCATGCCGCAGGCTTTATGAATTAAAGTATATCGAGAATTTACAGCCTGCACAGAAACCAGAAGCACTTGAGGTTGGAAGCAATTATCACAAATTGCTTGAGGAATTGAATACCACACATCACATATGGGATTATGTGGAGTATTCAAAAGAGATGGCAATGGCACAGGCATACTACAGATACATATATCCAAAGTTTCATGTATCAGAGGCAGAGAAGTGGCTTGAGTATGATCTGGATAATGGTGATAAGTTGGTAGGCATTGTTGATGGTATCGCTGATGATGGGCACATTGTAGAGCATAAGACCTGTGGAAGCGATATTACAGAGCAGTATGAATACAATCTTCTGTGGGATGAGCAGATATTGGCCTACATGCTTATGACAGGCAAGCGCAAGGTGTGGTACACAGTATGCAGAAAGCCTACAATCAGACAGAAGCAGAATGAATCGGATGAGGAATTTTACCACAGGATGATTGAATGGTATGCAGAAGATACTGATTCCAAGATAAGGCTTCTGGAGATCGAGCGCACAGATGAAGAGGTTGAGGAATTCAAAAGGAATCTTGAAAGCATTGCGCTTGAGATGAACATCACAAAGAATCAGAAGGCCAATTCAAATGTGATTACTGATCCATATTACAGGAATACATGCCATTGCAATATGTACGGCAGAAGATGTGAGTATTCAAGTATATGCATGCATTATGATCCAGAGCAGGAATATGTGGAGTTTGTGAAGGGAGAGGAATATGAACATAATAAAGATTGATGAGGCTAAAAGCCAAAATCTGCCATACACTGCATTGCTTTACTGCAAAACAGGTGGCGGCAAATCAACAGCAATCGGATTGATTGCAGAAGCATCAGAAGGCAATACATTGGTGCTTGATATCGATCGTACAATTACCAGAACGCTTGCCAAGGGTGAGATCGTTAAGGATACAAGCAAGGTGCTTGTGCAGGAGATCGATAATATCCATACATTCAAGGCATGGACAGATGCGCTTGTTGAGATCACTCCACAATTCTTGGCAGAGAATAACATCAAAACTGTGGCAGTTGATAATGTATCAGAGTTGGAGAGATGCATCTTATCTGATCTTGGATCACAGGGCAAGAATAAGGGTGTGCCTGCTATGGCTGATTATCAGTACATGCAGTTTAAGTTGGTAAATTCCCTGCGATATATGAAATCATGGGGAGTGAATGTAATCTGGACAGCATGGGAGGATGTTGTGGCATTTACGCATCCAGATGGTACGCAATACAGCCGCATTGTGCCGAAGATATCTACAAAGATTGTGGATAATATCTGTGGCCTGTGTGATATAGTAGGATGGATCGGCATCAATAAGGATGGTGAGCATGCGATACTTCTGGAAGCAACACAGAACATTCATGCGAAGAATCAAGTTGATGATCGCAAGAGTTGCAAGGTTGAAGAGTTTATTACAAGCAAGGAGGATAAATAATTATGGCTTGGCAGTATCAGAGAGAAGAAAATAGCAATTTCACAACTAACATTCCCGAAGGGAAGCACAGAATCCGCATTAAGAGTGCGGAGAAGGCTGTGAGCAAGAGTGGCAATGATATGCTTGCACTGCAGTTTGATGTATCTGGATACAATACATCTCTGTATCACTACATTGTATTCCTGCAGGATAAGCCAGAAATCACTAACAGGAATCTTACACAGTTTTTTGATTCCTTTAAGGATATTCCCGATGGAGAATTCGATACATCCAAGTGGATCGGCAAAGTTGGTGCTTGCACTGTGAAGCATGAGGAGTACAATGATAATATCAATGCAAAGGTGGATAAATTCATTCCTGCAGATAAGCAGGGTGATCTGCCGCCTTGGCAGGAGATGGCATCAAATAATGCCTCTGCAGAATTAACTGATGCACAGATTAATGAAACATTACCATTTCTATGATTAATAATAAAAGGCTTGGCACTGCATTTGAGCAGGAAATATGTAATATATTGGCGCATAAGGGATATTGGGTGCATTTTATTGTGCCCGATATCCGAGGCGCACAGCCTTTTGATATCATCGCAGTAAAGGATGGAAAGGCAATTGCGATTGATTGCAAAACCTGTGTGGCAGGATCATTTAATATCTGCAGGCTTGAGGATAACCAGATAATGGCTTTTGAAAAATGGATATCCTGTGGAAACAATGAGCCAATCATCATGGTTAAGCATAAAGATAAGATATACCAAATATCATATCTGGAGATCAAAGAAAAGAAAAGCATTAAATTATCAGATGAGTATTTGATACAGGAGGAATGATGAAATACGAAAAATTGAATAGTGATGATAGCATGTTTCTATCTATGACAGTTGTTTTATCATCAGTGGCATTTGGGTTTATGTTGGCATGTGTTATGGATAAGCCTATAGAGAATCATTCGCTTTCAAAGAGAGTTGTTGAGCCGATACCTGTTGAGAAAGAGGCTGTGGAAGTTGAGTATTATGAGGAATTGATTACAGAGCCTATCAAAATTGCAGATGATCAGAAGATTCTGGTGAATGCCTTGGATACATATAGTGAATATGAATTATCACTTATGGCAAAGGTGGTACATGCAGAAGCAGGAAATCAAGATGAGATCGGAAAGCGGCTTATTGCAGATGTTATCTTAAATAGATTAGATTCAGATGCATTTCCAGATACAGTTGAAGAAGTGGTGTGGCAGGAGAATCAATTTGCAATGCATGAATTGTATACTATTGATGATCTGAATGCGGTAAAGGATGAAATCCAGAACAGAACAGATAACCAAGTATTGTTTTTCAGAAAGAATCATTATCACAGCATTGGCAATCCTGCATATCAACATGGAGATCATTATTTCAGTACAATGTAAGGAGGTGTAAACATGGAGGAAAGAGAAAAACAGGAACTTATTGAAAGAACGCTTGCACTTGATACAGAACAGGCAAGAATAATAGCAGGAGCATTACCTGCAGATATATTGTGGGAAGCAATACATAACAGATTATCTGAATTGATGGATTTTCGCAATAAGTATGAAGAATTGTTGGAAGTTGTAAAGAAGATACCTTATTAAGTGAGGTGCAAGAATGAGTATGCAATATATAACTGCTCCAGAAGGCAAGGAATATAAGACAACATATATTGGCAGGCAGTATCATCTGGATGAGAAGATGAGGCTTGATCCAAGATTAAAGCGCAGGATTCCTAAAAGATGGCTAACAAATGGATGGGCAATGGAGGTTAGTAAGGATGGAGATCACTCTTGATTCAAAGATGCGCATCAAGAATCCAACACCTGCTGTGGAAAAGTGGTGCAGAGAATATCTGATCCTTGATAATCCCGATTATTATAAACTTGAACGCATGGGGAAATGGACAGGTAATGTATCCAAGACCATTCAATTATATGAGAGTGTAGGCAATGAGTTATGGCTTCCATTTGGATGTGCAGAAAAAATATGGAAACTATGTGTAAAGAATGTGGCATGGAATGTCCAGATATCGCCCATAAGGCCATTTTCATATCAAAGCCATATAAATCTATATCCTTATCAAGAAAAGGCCGTTAAAGAGGCTCTGCGCATTAAACATGGCATATTAGTGATGCCATGCGGAAGCGGCAAGACACAATGCGGCCTTGAAATCATTTCCAGAATAGGTGGCAGAGCCTTGTGGCTAACACATACAAAGGATTTGCTTAATCAATCAAAGAAAAGAGCCGAATCTGTGTTTGATAATGTGGGATGCGGTACGATCACAGAAGGCAAGGTGGATATCGGTGAAGGCATTACATTCGCAACAGTACAGACGATGGCAAGCATCGATATATCTGGTTACAGGGATTATTGGGATATCATCATTGTTGATGAATGCCAACACTGTGCAGGATCACCAACAAAGGTTACACAGTTTTACAAGGTAATGAGCAATCTATGCGCAAAGCATAAGATTGGCCTTACTGCTACACCAAAGAGATCAGATGGCCTTGAGATATCCATGTTTGCTCTGCTTGGCGGCATTATTCATGAGGTGAGCAGGGAAGATGTGGCGCACACTACATGCCCGATTAAGGTGGAACAGATCAACACAGATTGGTATCCTGCAGATGATGTATGCATGTATGATGGCACTATTGATTATCATAAAGTGATCGAAAGTATGATTGGCGATGAAGAGCGATTTAATAAAGTGATGGATGTAATTAATGCAATTCCAGATGCATCGCCAACAATTGTACTTGCAAACAGAGTTGCTTATTTGGAAGATATGAAAGCCAATTATGAGAAAACAGGAATCTGTTTATCTGGACAAGGCCAGAGCAAAAAGGCAAAGGAGGCAAGGAAGAAGGCTCTGGAAGATTTGGATAACTGCGAGATAGATTGCATATTTGCTACATATCAATTGGCAAAGGAAGGCTTGGATGTGCCAAATCTGCGATATGTGGTGCTTGCTACACCAGAAAAAGATGAAACAACAGTGATTCAGAGTGCAGGAAGAGTAGGCCGAAAGGCAGAAGGCAAGGATTATGGCACTGTGATTGATTTTGTGGATAATTTTGGCATGTACAAAGGATGGGCAAGCAAGCGCAGAACATATTACAAGAAGATTGGTGCAGAAATTTGTAAATAAATATATAAAAATGTTTGACATACTCCAAAAGAAGTGATATTATCATCATAGAAACAAATAACACATCACTTTTTTAGGAGGTATTGATATGACAAAACTTACACTTACAGGCAAAACATACGGAATCAAAGAGGCCATCAAGGTATTAGGTTTTAGATGGAATCCCGAAGCAAAGGCATGGAGCAAAACTTTTGACGATAAGGCAGAGGCAGAAGAGATCGCTTCCAGATGGACAGCAGAAGGTGTGTATGGCACTCTTACAGAAGTAAAGGCAGAGAAGCCGAAGTTATATCCTGTAAAGGAATCCTACATCTTCAATCTGGAATCCATGCATGATAAGTGCTATTGCCTTATATATGATATCGAGGAAGGCAAGATTCAGATGCCTTTTGAAGTGGCAGGCAAGACAATCAATGATGAATCTGATCTGTATGATCTCATTGAAGAGGCAGGATCACTTGCAAGCAAGGCATGGAGAGGTGTTACAGGCAAGGATTATGGCAGAATCAAGGAGATAGTTGCTTGGAGAGTGAATGCCAGATATACCAATTGCCTTGCAAGCGGAATGAGCGAAGCAGAGGCAGGCAGATGCTTTGAGGATATGTAAAAAGGGGCTGACCTAACGGCTATACGGGGAGAAAGTAAGGATAAGGATGAACGCTTATGATTTTAGAAATCTACTTGATAATTTAGAAACAGCAAGAATATACGCAGGAGCAGAATGTGGAAGACTATGCAATAACAATCAACATATAGATGCGTGTGTGTTTCAATCTATTAGAGATAGTATTGCACAGAATATACAGTTATTACAATCTTATGTGATTTGTAAGGCAGAAGGGAGCGAGGAGGAATGAACATGAATTATCAAGTAGGAAACAAGGTATTTGAAACCGAGAGTGAGGCAGAGGCAGGCGGATGCTTTGAGGATATGTAAGGAGGTGAGAATATGACCATTAAAGAGGCCGCAGAGATTCTTGGATTAAAGGTGCGCACGATTCGTGAATGGATAACCACAGGCAGGATATATGCGGTAAAGGTTGGATGCAGGTGGATGATTCCAGAAGAAGAAATATACAGCAAGGAGGTACAGGATCGTGCTAACAAAGGCAGAGAGCATTCCAGAAGAATTAAAGAAAGTATCGCAATGGGTATGTGTGGGGAAGAGTGATAAGATACCGAAGAATCCCTTTAATGGCAAGAATGCAAAGGCAAATGATCCCAAAACATGGGGAACATTTGAGCAGGCAGTGAAGGCTTGCGAGGCATTTGGATTTGATTATATAGGCTTTGAATTTGCGCCTCCATATTTTGGTGTTGATCTGGATCATTGCATGGATAACACTGATTTTGTGGATGAATTTGTGGAAACACTACAATCTTATGCCGAATTCTCCAGAAGTGGTGATGGCATTCATATCATCTGCAAAGGCAAATTACCCGAAGGCAATAGGCGCAAAGGCAATGTAGAGATGTATTCAGAAGGCAGGTATTTTATCTGTACAGGTAACATCTACAATGCCGAGTATACCAAAATCAAAGAATGTACCGAATCTGTAAAAATTCTGCACAGTAAATATCTGCCGAATTCTGTACCAAAGGCAGAAGTGCGCAAGCATGTTGTTATTGATATGGATGATGCAGAGATAATTGATAAGGCAAGAGCATGCAAAAGCGGAAGCCTCTTTTCTATGTTATATTCTGGACAGTGGGAAGGCCTATTCCCTTCTCAATCAGAGGCCGATCTGGCACTATGTAATCAATTGGCATTCTGGACAGGCAGAAATGAGGCGCAAATGGATCGCATCTTCCGAACATCTGGCCTGTTTCGTAAAAAATGGGATACA